GGGGTCAGCGGTGATTGCCTCTTCCTCCGCGGGAACGTCCGCGGGTTCGGGGGTTGGCTCGTCCATTGCGGACGGGTCCGTGGTTTCGTCAGCCATTCCGGCCTCCTGGTTGATGCCCCCCGTTTCGGGCGGCGGGAACTTGCGCGACCGGAATCCGGTCGGCGGCTTAGTCGCGGGCTACGCGCCAGAACGTCGAGGAGTTCCCCGTAGCGGCGGACTCCTGCGTAACGCGCTCCCATGCGATCGTCTGGCCGTCGCGCTCCGCTTCGATGCGGCCGGCCTGCTGGTCGGTGACGTTCCATCCCTGACCGGACGCCCAAGACGCCCAATCGTCCGAGGACGTTCCGCCCATGACCTCGGTTGGCCCGCGGAAATTGTCGCGTCCGTCGACCAGGACGGGACCGCGTTCGCCGTGGACGGCGGTCGTTACGGCGGCGGACGTTTCCGTTCCGCCGTACTGCTGCTTGACGCCTCCGCCGCGATAGACGACGACGCCCTTCTCCCGGAGCCGATCGAGTTTCTCCTGATCGAGGACTTGACCGTCCGGCGGTTCGGTCAGAGCCGCCGAGGTGCAATTACAACGGTCATGGAGTTCGCTCAGGTCGTCTGTCCGGTAGACCTGCGTCGAGGCGAGTTCGCAGAAATCGCACGCTCCCTCGGACGGAACGCGCTCCCATCCGTAGACGGTCGCCTTGCCGGACGCCTCCGCCTGCCGTCCCCATTCCACGGTCGCGTCCCGGTTGGCGAGAGCTACGTCCATGTCTGCCGTCTCGGTCGCGCGGTTCCGGGCGTCAAAGAGAGCCTGCGAGAACGGCTTTCCCTTGTCGAGATCGCCGTAGAGCTGCCGGAACGGACGGGAGTAGATGTCCTCGAGGCTTGCCCCGTTCCGGACGTAGGTTCCGATGAGCGTCTTAGGGTCAAGGCCCAGCGGGCTAATCCCGACCTGTCGCGCCAGATAGGCATCGAGGAGGCGGACGGCCAGCGTCTGCCCGGACTCGACGATCGGGATCGCCTGCTCGACGAACGGGGCCGGGTCCCGCCAGTCCGGGAGGCCGTCCCACAATCTGCCGATGCGGCTGGCGGTCAGGTTCCGGACCTGTAGAAGTTGCCGCTGATGGGCGCGAACCAGGACGGACGCCATCGGTTACGCCTGCTGGTTCTGAACCGGGGTCGCCGGCGCGACCGGCGGGAGCGTCGGCGCGGCCAGAGCGGAGAAGAGAGCCGAGTCAGCCTGCATTGCTCGCGCCCGGGCGATCTCCGTAGGCGTCAGGCCGAGGCGCTCCCAGATGAACTCGGGCGGCAGGTCGAGCGCCATGAGTTTGACCATCGCGTCGACGTGCTCCGCTTCCGTCCGACTCTCCGGGTCCTGCCAGATGACCTCGCACTGCGTAGCTCCGGCCAACGCCGCGTTCCCGGTAACGAGTCCGCAGAGGCGAATGACTTCCTCCCAAGCCGCGCCGAAGTGCTGCTGCTTCCGCCGAACCTTCGCGACCAGGCCGGACTCAGCGGCCTTGATGCTCTCTCCGCTCAGGCGGTCGGCCTGCCCGTTCAGGTAGTGCGGAGGCGTCCGGGTAATCGAAGCGATGTGCTGGACGACCGCCTCGATCGCTCGCGTGTAGTTCCCAAGATCGGCGGTCGGGAACGAACCGAACTTCGCGTCGGGGTCCTCGAGCCACCACAATTTCTGATTCGGGGAGAACGGGAGCGGCAGAGCTTCGCCCGTCTCGGGGTCCCGCTCTGCCTCGTAGCCGACTAGCCACCGCTGCGGATAGGCGGCGAACTCTGATGCGACCAGCATGTCGGCCAAGAGCTTGTTCGTCGCGTCCTGTAGCGGAATCACCGGAGCGATCTCGCTCTGATCGAAGAGGCCGTTCCGCGACGGCGTCCAGAGTCGAGGACGGTTGGCGAGTTCGACCATCGGGACGACGCCGAGCGGATTGCTCCGGACCCCATCGGGCGCGTCCGGCGCGGCCTCGGTATCCGCGATCCACGGGGCGCTTCCCGGGTCCATGAAGACGCCCTCGCGCGGCTTCGGGGAGCGGTACAGATGGACGCTATCGGGGAGGAACAACTCGGCGTGCTCGTAGCCGTATTCGTCCATGTAGAGGCGGAGGCCGGCGAGCCGCCGGTTCCGTCGCTTGGAGTCCGTTACGACGATCGCGTTGGCGGCGTGCTCGACCGTAACGTCCGGCGTTATCTCGTCGTCCCCGGCCCAGACGCAGACGTAGTCGCCGCCGTGGAGCAGGGCTTCCGTATGGGCAACCTGCGAGGTGGCGTCAAGTTCGTTTGCTTGCCAGATACGCCACGCCTCTGCGTCTGCCTCCTGATCGGACGTAGCTCCGTCTCCTGACGGGACGCGGAACCCGGTTACGGTTAGGCGCTCCTCGACCGCATCGACGACGATCTGGCACCAATTGTCCGCGAACGAAGAGAAGAGTCCGCCGAACGCGTCAAGGAACTTCTGACTGGTGAACGCAAGCGAATGCCTGCCGTCGTAGTAGTCCGCCAGCCGGGTAATCCCGGGACGCCGCCGATGAATCTCGGCGTACAGACGGCGGAGCCACCATTCGGGCGAGCCGGGTTCTACGTTCGCCACGTGCGCCTCCGGGGGGGGGTCGGGGTCAGTCTCCGCCGCCTCCGCGACGACGGACTCGGTTACGTCCTGCTGCGATCGCGTCGCCGCGGGCTTCGAATGCGAGGACGGCGGCTACCGCCGCATCGATCTTGTTCGGGCTACCTGGTCGGTCCTTCCGGATCGCTACGCCCGAACGGGTAGAGCGTTTCCGGGCGTTACGAACGTGCCGCGCCAGAACCTCGTCGCCGGCGTGAGCTAGTTCACCGAGATGGACGGCGGTCGAGAAGCGCTCGAGCGCCGCTACCATCGCCCGCTCCCGGTTCGTCCACCACTCTCTGACGACCTTGTCGCCGTACTCCGCCGCCCAAGCGCCGACGGAGTCCTGCCAATACGGCGGGTCGCAGTAGAAGAAAGTGACCTTCCATCGTTGGAAAGCGGCGTGGACTGCGGCGTCGACTTCTGCCGTATCGACTTCCCACGTTCCTCCGGGAAGAACTTCGGGACGTTCCCAAACGCCGACCGTCTCGAGGAGTCCGTCAGACATCCGGCAAGCGACCAGGGCGGTCGAGTCATCAAACCGCGCGCCGTCAAAGCCGAGGGTAACTAGCTCTCCGTCCGCTATCCGATCGTCCGACCTGCATCGGTCCCATACGTCCCGGGCGAGCCAAGCGTCCGCCGTAGCCACGATCCGGTTCCCGAAGAACCGTTCGGCCTGCGCCTCCTCGCCGCGGGCGATGAGTTCCTCGCACTCCGCATCGATCCGGTCCAGATCGACCCACCAGGAGTCGCCGTAGGAGGACTTTAGAATCTTGCGCCGGTCCCGCTTGTTCTTGAAGCTCCCGGACGGCGGGACCGTCCGATCCCGGAAGACGTCGAGGCCACCGAAGTCGTCCGTCTGCTGGGCCACGCTTTCTTCGGCAGGGTCCCAACAATTGGTCGTCTCAATGGACCGCCCGCCCATCCCGGCGAGATTGCGGCGCTGGTTATCAGCGAGAATCTTTCCGCCGTTCGCCCGGAGCCACGAGTGCGTCTCGTCCTGTAGCGCGAACGTGATTCTCTGACCGAGGCGGGACTTGGCAGACGCCGTCGTCGGTTCGATCCGCCCGCCTCCCGGCAGATTGATGCGCGTTTCCCCCGTATCCGGAATGTCTCCGGCCAAGCCGCCGAGTTCGATCATCGGCACCAGGGAGCGCCAGACGTTATCGGTTTGATCCTCGCTTACCGCCGTAATCTGCACCCACGGAGTCGCCCAAGGTTTCCCGACCGGCTCCCCCGTCGAGTCCCATCCGGCGAAGAGAACCGGCCCCTCGTCCGACGCCTCCGCCAGAACGATCGCAGAGCTAAACGGACCCTTTCCCCATTTCTGCGGACGGACCAATTGCGAACGCCGGAAGACGAACGCCGACGCCGGCTTCTCCGGATTCGCGTCCTCGCGCAATTGGTAGTGCCAGACGAGGAAGCGAAGCATTTCGTCCGTCAGGCGATACGGCTCCCCCGCGTGCTCCCCGTCAGGGATAACGCAATGCGCCTCGATCCAATCGGCTACGAGCCAGCCGAGCGTAGGAAATTCGCCCTCGTACTCCGGGCCTCTCCACGGCACTAGCCAGCACCAGGAACGCGCGCCGGATCGACTACCCGGAGCCGCGCCCTCGCGCCTCCGCTTGACGCCGCTTCCTGCCGCTTCTCCCCCACCTCGTCCGGAGCTACTTCCCACCGAAGACGAAGCATCGCCATCGGAGACAAGCCGAGCCGGTCCTCCATCTGACGGACCTCGGACAGGAGCGCCGAAGGAGCGTCAGGAATCTCGGAAGCGCAGAGGCAGCGGACGTAGCGCGCTACTACCCGCGACCAACCGAACCGCTCCCAAGCAACCGCCTGCGGAGTCGTCCAGACTTCCGCCCATACGCCGGCCTCCGCATCCGTCTGACCGGGAAGCGGCCAATCCGGAGCGTCCCCTACTCGACCCTCCGCCGGGAGGCGAAGCGTGTTCGGCGTAGCGTTCCGCCGCCGCCGCTGGTCCGCCGGTTTCGGCGGTGGTCCCATTCCTGCCATTCCGGCCTCCGGGTTACCTGGTCGCCGCTGCCCTTCCGGCCGCGGCGCTCGACTCTCCCCCCCTTGGTCCCCCCCCGGACCCGAACGCCCTGACCCGTACATCGCGAGAGCGGCA